ACTTCTTCTTCTTCAGGAAACAATAATTTAACCAGCTCATTTTCATTAAACCTATAATGAGTTGTTGGCGTTCCGTATGCTTTCTTTTTACACGTTTCTAAACTATTACCGAGTAATAACTTTAACTTCTTGATCGAATATCTAACCTGATCAACAGTCAAACCAAGCTCATCGCCCAACTCTTCATTTTTTTTCCAAAACCACCCATCATCACGCATTCCTAACCCTGATAAAAAAACAAGTTGAGCAAGAACAGCAGCAAGATTGTAATCGCCTTTGCAAAATATAATGTACGGACGAGGAATACTAATATTATTCCGTTGCCCGCTCATTTGAGAAACAACATCAAATAATCGGCTCATACATAAAACCTTTTGAAATATTCCCACAATTCTTCGGCAATTTTGTGGCTGACAGGTGTCCAGATGTGATTTATCATAGCTTCATATTCAAAGCCTGATTGTGAAAACTTACAACGCAATTGCGTTACGGTACAATTTAGTGTTAAACTATTCATGCGACTAATACTCCACAAGTGTTTTTTCGCAACCGACCGATAGCCTTCTGCAAAATTGCTATCGGTCACCCTTTCCAAAAATCATTTCAGTTATAACGATAATTTCACTCAATCTACATTGAATTGCATACGACGTAGCTTTTAATGACTTTTTTTCTTTTTTATCCAGTATTCCATCGGCGGTAAATTCATTATGTTGCCGACAAAACTGACCAAGCTCTGCAATCAAATTATTAAATTTATTTAGTAGATCATCATTATCAAACTCACTAAACTCAGGCAGCTTAACAAAAACACCGCCTCTATATTTTGCAATTGCCTCTGTAATAACATTAGAATTGGCTTCTGCTTCCATTTCTAATATCATTCCCAGCGGTACCATTTGCCCATTTAATTGCCGCACACGATTGCGTAATGCGTTTTCTGTACCCGATGTTGGATCTAGTCGTTTCGCCATCTCAGGGTACTTACCATCAAACGATGTGATTAACTGATGAATAGCATCGGTTATTTCTTTTGGGGTTGGATAATTTCTATTGTCCACATTTACCTCCCATTTTTGGTGGTTGTTTTAATTATGGTTTTCTTTATTTTGATAAAGGGTCTCATCAAATGCTAATTCCGAATTAGTTCTAAATGCGGCTTCAATAGCGCGATCCTTTGGAATTAACTTCTGAGGTCTGTTTTGCCACTGATAAAAAGCTTCCGGGCTAATATTAAAAAACTCGGCCACTTTTTTGGGTGTTTTAAAATATGAAATTAATTGATCTGTAGTCATAACTACTCCTTATTATCTAAGTTAAGTTAGATAATACTATCGAATTTAAACTAGATCAATAAAAACTAAGATAGATTAGAAAAAAATTTTTAGGTTTTATTATGGAAACAGTTGGACAAAGAATAAAGAAATTACGAAAAGAGAATAAAAAAACTCAGATTGAGGTAGGTAAATTTTGCAATGTTTCCGATGTTACGGTTGGATTCTGGGAAAGAGATGTAAATGAACCAAAAGGCAGAGCATTGCAATTATTAGCTAAGTTGTTTAATGTAGACATAAATTATATTTTATACGGATCATTAAATAATCTGTCACCAGTAAAATCATCAACTGTGCAAACAGTTCCTTTACTATCGACAGTTCAAGCTGGGAATTTTACAGAACACATGATAAACAATAATGAAGTAAACGAATGGATCAATACTACATTTTCGATATCATCAGAATCATTTGCGCTTAAAGTTGTCGGGGACTCAATGTTAAACCCTTTGGGTAACCCAAGCATACCAGAGGGTTCAATTATAATAGTAGATACTTTGCAGTTTGCAGACAATGGAAAAATAGTTGTAGCAAGAATTGATGGAACGGATGAAGTAACAGTAAAAAAATTAGTAATAGATGGACCAAATAGATATTTGATGCCACTAAATCCACAATATAAAAGTATCCCAATTGATAATAATTGTGTAATTATTGGTGTCGTCAAAGGTGTTCAAATTGAATTATAAAAGGAGATTTTATCAAAAAAAATAGTTTTAGTAGTCTTATCTTTTTTACTATATGCTTGCGGTGAAAAAGATAATCTTCCAAAATATGTATCATAAGCAAAGACAGATATACAAAATGCTATTGTGGCAAATATTATTAGGAATACGGATTTTAAATGTGATGCTATTCAGGATAAAGAAACAAGTATCTGGACATTAGGGTGCTTTTCTCGGAAACAATCTGGCATGCCATCGCCATTTATATTATTCTCAATTGTCGAAGATCAAAAACAATCCAATCCCCCTTTCAAATATGAGCTATTTTCATTAAATGGTAAAGCAATGCAGTATGCAGAAAATGAACATTTACAAATGTTCAAAATTAAGACTGATTATAGTTCTAAGATTAATATTGATAATCTTATCAAACAATATTTAGAACTTTCGAAATCTCAATAGTAAAAATAAAATGCAATAAGAAGTGACCACGCTTGGTCACTATTCTCCATGTCCTCTTTCGCTATGTTTTTCATAAAATAAAAACTTGTTGACTAAATTTCTAAGATAACTTAGAATTTAATTATTAATTTTACATAGCTCTTTAAAAATCAAAACATCTAATTAATTATTCTTGTTTTCAGTTCGTCGTATTTGAAACCCGTTTCTGATTCCATGAATTCTACTGCTGAAATTGGATAACCGCATAAAGCGCATGAAATGCTTTTAACAAAAATAGCCTCATCATTTGGGTTTAGCTTAGGTTCATGTTCGAAAAGATATTCGTGGCTTTGGCATATAACACAACTGTGTTTTATTGTTTTAATCTCGTCCATAGTTTTAGATCAGTTAATTAGAGTTATTCATTATAATAAAACACTGAATTTATATACAGTGTTTTTTTAATGAATTGTTTTGATAGTTCTTTAAAAATCAGGAACAGCATTAACTAAGTGTATTTTATTCGATAGATTCATTATAAATTTCGGTAATAATGCCTGCATAACTTGGATGTATATGGTAGATCATGGATAAGAAGTGCCGTCCTCTTAAATCAACTCCCAGCGGAATAATAATATTTTTGCTTTGCAATGATTTAACATACTGATCAGAGCCATCTAAGTTGAGCGAATTTGTGCGCTGGTGTACAAACATGAATAAGATTTTTAATTCATTTTCATCTAATTGATGAATTATTTTCTTGATATGTTGATCTCTGTTTTTTATTTTTATTTTTTGGCTCTTGTTTTTTAAAATTTTATTAAAAACCAAAACTACAGTATCAACAACCAAGTAACTGATGATAAAGAGAACAACATAAAACACTGTCTTTTCAGAAACAAATGGAACCTCTATATTTTCAATATATGTTATTACTGCCTTTGGAGTAAAAACACAACCACAAATAAACAAAAGAACGGTATACATAATTCGCCTTATTGATACTTTCCCTGTTATAAAAGAAAAAAGATGAGTAACCCATTCCGGCATGATTGAATATCCAAATTTACTGTTGTGGTAATTCAATTATACCAGATTCCTTGCTGTTGTGGTGACAAAAAGGACACTTGAGCCTAACAAGTATAAAGATAGGCACACTTAGTTAATGCAGTTCCTGATTACAGAATGATTAGTGGAGTAAATCGTACGCTCTCGGAGTGCAGACCAGGGCGTTTAATTAAAATCTTAGTGCAGAAAGATAAAATAAAAATAATGTGGAGTATTAAATATGTTTTTCAAAAACCTAATTATTTATCAATTTGATAAAAACAGTAGCATAGAACGTTTAGACAACGACATGTTAAAAAACATGGCATTCACACCCTGCGGGCCAACGGATTCAATTAAAAAAGGTTTTGTTTCGCCAATTAATGACGATGACGTATTAAAATTACAGGTCCAAGGGCACTCATTATTAAAGTTACGCATTGAAAGCAAGCTACTACCGGCATCTGTTATCAAGAAAAAAACATCTGAACGAATTGAACAGCTCGAACAAAAACTTGGTCGTAGCGCAACTAAGAGTGAAAAACATTGTGTAAAAGATGAGATTATTATTGACTTATTGCCTGTTGCTTTCACAAAAGATCAATACGTCTATGTTTGGATTAATGATAAAGATAAATTTATAGCAGTAGAAACAGCCAGCTTTAAAAAAGCCGAGGACGTTCTTGCCTTGATAAGAAAAGAATTAGGCGCATTAGCACTCAAACCACTTTCTGTTGAAAATAATATATCATTCACGTTAAAAGAATGGGTATGTAATGACAACACTCCACCTAACTTTTTTGTACTCAATGATGCAATGTTAGCCGACCCATTAGAAGGCAATGGAAAAATAAAGCTTATTGACGAAAACCTCACTGCAGAAGAAGTCAAAAGTTATCTAAATGGCGGGCGTGAAATTAAATCGCTATCGTTCTCATATAAACAGCAAACAGTTTTTACAGTAAATACTGAGCTCGTTTTTTCCAAAATTAGCTATTCACCTGAAATGTTAGATGAAAATAGCGATATCTCACTAGATGATAAAGCAAAACGAATAGAAGCTGATTTCTTTTTAGTTGCTAATGAACTAGCTAATTTAATCAACGATTTTACTAAAGCGGTGCAATAACGTAGGTGGCGTCTGGTATATGCGTTGATAATTAGTGTTAGCAGTGATCTGTTTCTTAGCAGTTAGCCCACTAATTTGAAATATACAAGCCTAAACCCATTTCCAGACGGTAGCCACGCCGTTGGCGACAGAGTGGCAGTTACTTAATACAACAATAGTTAACGACTAAGAGGGGTTTGAATGCCTAAATTCATAAAAGTAACAACACTAGCTGGTGAAACAGTTTTAATAAATACTGAAAATATTTTTTCAGTCTGCTCAGACAATAATGGCACTGAAATATTTCTGATTAAAGATAATTATCAAACGTGCAAAAGACTTAAAGAAGCAATTTCAGAAATAGAATCAATGTTGGAGGTAGTTAATGATTAATTGGCGCGACGCTAGCAAAGAGTTGCCTGACGGCACTGACGAAGATGGATTGCCGATGCTATGCTTGACATTATCCTTTTATAAAAACAAACCAATTTTTAGCAAAGATTGGATTAATAGTGCCACAAAAACATGGGCATATGGGGATGATAAAGTTAAATATTGGGTTTATTTAAGTGAATTACCGCTACCTAAGGATTGATTATGTCAGACAAAATAACGTTTGTTGTATATGCAATGATTGGACTATCAGGAAATGAAGAAGAAATAGAAGTTGATAAAGCTGAATATGAAGCTGTGGAAGATAAACTCGCTTACGAACAAGAGTTAATTAATCTGTGTCTTCCAAATATTATAGAATCCGGAATATATATTAAGGAATAAATTATGAAATATTTTACTTATGACCATAACGGTGATGGTTTTGAGTATCACAACACAGAAGAAGAAGCAAAAAATTACGCCCAACAATGCTTGGATTTTCACTTACAAAACGACATGCATGATTTCGTTGACATTTGTTGGGGTGAGATAAAAGGAGCTGTTCACTCAAATGATGCAGTGCTTGAGTTAAAAGCAACCAATGATATGCAAAACAATAAACCGCTTAGAGTGGACCAAATACGCTTGGTTTGTTCAATTATGAAAGAAATAGATAAACAAAATAATGGTTGTTTTCTCACAAATGAGCATACAAACACAATCATAAAAGCCGCAAATATGATATGCGATGTCTTTAATAATAAGGACTCAAAAACAGAATAATTATTCAAATATTTTTTAATTACAAATAACGAGTGCAGACGTTATTAAACATCAACAACAGTGGAGTATTAATATGACTTGGATTACAACACATTCAGGGTTACATTTTGATTATCAAACCCCTACAGCCAATGCAATCTGTATTGAAGATATCGCAAAAGGCTTATCTCACGAATGCCGTTACACTGGCCAGCTTGATAGATTTTATTCTGTAGCTCAACATTCTGTTGAATGTAGTTACGTTGTTGCCAATAAATTTAAATTAGAAGCATTGTTACATGATGCTGTTGAAGCGTACTGCAAAGACATCCCGTCACCACTAAAAAAATTATTACCTGATTACCGCCTAGTTGAAGACAAGGTTGATCAAGTTATCAGGCAAAAATTTAATTTGCCATTAACTCTTTCTCCTGAAGTTAAACAAGCTGACCTTATTTTATTAGCAACTGAGCATCGTGATATAGCTAATGATGGCAAAGAGTGGCCAATGTTAAAAGGCATTCCATTGCTTGAGAGAAAAATAGAGCCAGTACCAAGTGGTGTTGCTTATAACCGCTTCATGCGTCGATTTTATGAGTTGATCAAACAGGAGATGTAAAAATGGCAGAATGTGGCGTAAAGGTTAATAGCTCTAATTTTATTGAAATCTCATCTGGGAAACAAAAGTTTTTAGTTCTAACTACTGCACGTGATCCAATGATTGGGGACATATTAATTATCAAGGATAGAAACGATCCTGATAACTCAGTTGAAGCGATTATTACCAGTTTTGACATTGAAGCAAATGGAATTGAAAACGGTTTTATCGTTGTCAGTATTGATATTAACTCCAAAGACCAAAGTGCAGTTATAGAACAATCTCAAACAGATGAAAAGATAATTTTATTAAAAAAGAAACTATCTGAATTAACTGAAAAATATAATGCATCATGCAACAATTACAACGAATTAGATAATGAAAAAACTAAAATTAATGAACTATTGAAAAAAGAGATAAAGAAAAGTGACGATATGCAAGAAGAAATATCTTCACTAAAAGCGGAAATCTCAAAACAAAAAAATGAGTTAGCAAGAAATCATAACACAATAAAAGACCTTCAATCTCAGGTTAAGAGCCAAAAGGATAGCCAAGAATGGTATCAAGTTCGAAATGATGAGTTAGCTGATTTAAATGCATCTTTGAATCAGGAAATACATAGCATAAAAAATAAAAATGACATTATGAATAAAGCAACCGAACATGTAGTTCCTGATAGTTATATCAAGCTAAGAAGCCTAACCAAAAACTTATTATCTTATATCGATAGTAATTTATAACTGCAGTTAATAAATGCTAGAACGTAATTATGAAAAAGAAGCGAAACAAAAATATAACCCAACGCTAAAATATCAGCAAATATCTAGTTTAGAACGACTATAAAGCATGTAACAAGCGATTGAGGGCTGAATATGACTAGATATAGCAAACAAGGAAAAAATTAAAATGACAATTAATACAGTTATTATTGATATTGAAACATTAGATACAAAACCGACGGCAATTATATTGTCAATTGGAGCATTTGCATTTGATAGATTTAATTTAAATGAAACGTCAGAAAAAATAGAAATGGTTGAAATTTCAGGTTGTTACAGTGATCATCATCTATACCTGTCATGTGACCTGCCAGACCAATTATTTTATTCCAACCGAACGATCAGCAATGAAACGCTAGAATGGTGGAGATCTCAAGTTGATAAAAAAATTGCATTCCCTGTACCAGGGCATTCTCACTTAGAAGAAGCTCTTAAGAAATTAATATCTAAAATAAATGAATGGAAAAAAATTAACCCTGATATTGCATTTTATTTTAGAGGAACAAATTTTGACCCGATTATTTTAGAAAATGCATTCAATGAATATTCATTACAAACGCCGTGGTTATATTACCAAGTCAGAGATGTTAGAACATATATTGACGCATTAACACGAACAGCAAAAGGAAAAATTGAAGACTATACGCCGTCATTTAATTTTTTAAAACATAACGCACTACATGATGCAATGTTCGATGCAGAGCAAATGTGTTTGGTTTCAAAATAATTGTTAAGTTGCAGATAACAATTATTTAATAATTTTGTGGAGTAAAAGGAGTGCAAAAAATGATACGTTATTTACCAATTTCTAAATATTGTAGTGAATATGGCGACACGGTAGGTGCTGTTGATAAAAGGCTAAAACGAGGCATTTGGGCTTTCGGAGTACATGTTTTCCGTGTTGAAGGTATAAAAGAACGTCAGGTAGATATAGTAGCGGTTGATGAATGGAAAGGAAAGGAAAAGCAAAAATGTCGCGTGGTGTAACAATTCGAAAACACGCAAACGTTCAAACATTAATTATCACATTTACATTTAAAGGTGTTTGTTGTCGTGAACCGCTACGTGGACTACCAGTTACCCCATCAAACATAAAATATGCAGAACGACAAAGAGGTGAAATATTAAATAATATTGAACGAGGAACTTTTAATTATGCTGATTTCTTTCCAAAGTCAAGTAAGCTGAAAATATTCGGCTATTCAAGTAAAGGATTAAAAGTTAAGAGCTATTTAGATAGTTATTTATCTTTATGTGAAAAACGTAAGTTATCTCCATCAACGATCAATGGCTATCAGAAGTGCATTAATGCACTTCATGATCTTCATGATATTTGCATAACCGAATTAACACCAGGAATTATAAAAAATTGGGTACAAGAACAAACAACATCAATTAAGACTAAACGTAATAACTTATCTTACCTTAAGTCATCTCTTGATGATGCTATTATTGATGGGATAATTTCTATTAATCCAGTTCAGTCTGTATCAGTATCTAAATATCATGACAAAAGCACAGAGCAAGATAAAAGTGATTACGTTGTTGATCCGTTCTCGCCAGATGAAGTTAATGCGATATTACAATGTTGTAGCAATGAACAATGGGAAAATTTATTCAGATTCGCATTTGCAACTGGTATGAGGTCTAGTGAACTTTGTGCATTAAAATGGAAAAATATCGACTTTATTAAAAACAAAGTTCATGTAAATTCTGCTCGAGTAGTTGGAGTTGAAAAAGGGACAAAAACAAAAGCAGGAACTCGTATTATTGATCTGGATAACAATGCATTAATAGCATTAGCTAAACAAAAGAAATTTAGTTTTTTACATAATGAGTATGTTTTTTTGGATCCAAAAACAAATAAACAATGGGAAGGTGCTGATGCGATACGAAAAAAAGCTTGGGTACCAGTGTTAAAACGATCTGGAGTACGCTACCGCAACCCGTATCAAACTAGACACACGTTTGCAACACATCATCTAAGCAACGGCGTTAATCTATTTTGGTTAGCAGAGCAAATGGGGCATAAAGGGCCAGAAATGTTATTCCGGCATTACGGTTCGTACCTTGAATCATACGACGGTAATACATCAATCAAAAAAGCATCAAAATAAAATGCACGCCCAATGCACGCAAAAAACAAACAAAATAAAAAATCATTATTATTTATATTGATATTGAAATCTGGAGGCGGGTTCAACTCCCGCCAGCCCACCAAATTCAAATCAATAGACGTAAAACGAAGTGAAAATAATGTTTAAAATCATATAGAAAGCCTTTAAAATAAGGCTTTTTTTGTATATG